AAACTTCCTGCGGCGTTCCCCTGTGTTCGATTCCGCCAACCTTGAAACTGTCACCGTTTATGCCAAGCGTGGGGATTGTAACAGATATGATGTCGAATAATTCCGCAAATTGATATGAAGGACGATTCACCATTTGAACAACCGGCGTAGGGTGAAGGGCGTCAAAGAACGCGCCAAGTATGTTCACTTCCGTATCTGCTATTGCCGTGCTTTGCAGCCATAGCGGGGTATACTTGAACGTTCTTGGATAAGTAAGATAGTTTGTCCCGTTGTATGTTGCCACGCTGGTGCTTGTGGATGAGTAGGTGGATACGAATATCTTTGTGATATTGCGCGAGTTTATCCAGGGCTGCGGGTTGCTCATATCTTTCAGCAAAATGCTTTCGTCGTAATCTGTAACACTCGCGGGCGTTGTTGACTTGTCCCTGTACGTCGCTTTTCCATCTGCGGCAATGAAGAACTGCCCGAAAAAAGAATCGGCAATATTATTTATATCATCCGCCGCCGTGTTTCCGCCGTCACATATAAAATATGGGATTACATCGCTGGTTACGTCAAGGTCAGTTCCCCAGCGGCTTTGCCATTTGACGCTTGTCAGAATATCGGCTATGGCGCTCTCCGGCGGGTAATTGGTTTGCGCGCCAACACTCCCATAGTTGTTTCGCAAAAAGTTCAGCGCGTCAACACACATAATATTCACAATTCTTTCTGCGCCGTAACCGCTCGGTACAATGTCGCTAATCACGCCATAAAAAACCGGGTATGCTGTTTCGGTTTCAACATCCACCACCCTGATTTTTACATCCCGCCCATAAATCACATTGGGATACAGGGGTGAGGATGTGTTCCACGCATCATATCGTCCATCGTTATTATCCAGCGTGATCGAGCAAGTCCCAATCGCTATTGGGTAAAATCCCTGCCCATTCGCTTGCAGGTAATTATTTCTTCCGCGTGAAATGTTTATGGCGGTCATACGCCCGGCTTCCGACGACCCATCGAACACGCCGTCGCCGTCCCAATCAATTTCAATACCCCACCGATATGTCGCCCCGGTGGTTGTGGTTGCGCCATAGTATTCCGCGCCGTATAAAAACGTACCGTAGACACTTCCAAGCGTTGTCATGGCGTTGTCAAATATCCGTTTGCCTGCGCTGCACGAATGCCATTCAGAATGAACGGCAGCAAAACGTTCTCGGCTTCCTGCCGGTTGCCAAGCGCAAATGAAGGGGAGTAATTTAGATTGACACTTACCCCGCCGCCGCCCACGCCGCCATTGGGGATGATATTCCCGCTTTGGTTAGGCACGAATAATTCCTGTCCCTGCTCACCCACCAAATACGGCTGTCCAGCCGACACTGCGCCCCCCTGCGCGTGAGGTATTATCTCCAACAGTCCCCCCGTTAACGAGCCCAAATTATTAAATGCGGCGCGCCCCATGTTCGGCAGTTCCTCGTTAAAGAAATTGCTGAAAATCTCACGAAGATTGTCCACGAATTCCATTACGCGTTCTGAGATAATATCAGACACCCTGTTGACAATTTCAACAAGCTGATCCCAGGTTCCCGACCATGATTCGATGATTCTATCCCAAACCTTCTCACCAATTTCAACAAGTTGATTCCAGTTTTTAGACCATGATTCGATTATGTCAACCTCTTCAAAGCCAAGTGTTTTTACAATCCATACCGCTAATTCGTAAATGGTATCAGAGATTGCAACAACCACAGTTTCTAAAATCGTCAGGATTGAATCCCATGCGCCCGCCCAATCCCCTGTAGAAACCTGTTTCACGGTTTCCGCAAGCTCTAATACAATATCAATCACCCCGGACAATAAAGGCATCAACGCGGAAATCAAATCAATGATAATTGGTAATGCAACCTGAAAAGCCTGTAAAACATTGGTTATCGCCTCAATAATCAACGGGCTTTTTTCCTCCCACCACGCTGAAAGCTTGGGGAGGTTTTCTTCAACAAACGGTCTTAGAACATTCCAAAACTGCAACGCCCCATCCCGCAATGTAACCCACAATATATTTGCCGCTTCGATTATGGCGGGCGAGTTATCCGCCCACCACATCGAAAGACTGCCAAACGCGGGTAATAGCGCGTCATAAAACCATCTTGCAACCGCGTTCGCGCTATCGCGTACTTCAAAGAAAGCGGGTACAAGGTCATCCCGTATCACGGAAACAAAACCGGTAATATCATCTGCGGAAATCGAAGAAATCCATTGGGCAAATGCCTGCGCTGCCTGTTCGATGAATGGTACAAGCGGCATTACCACATTTTCCATCAATTCGGTAAGAACAGGAATTAACGCAACGCCAATGGTCTCTTTCATCTCGTTAAATCGGTTCGTTAATATCGCCATCTGCCCATCGAATGTTTGTCCTGCGGCAAGAGCCTGCCCGCCGAATTCTTTTTCCAGTTCACCCAATATTATCCCCTGCGCGCCCATGACATCCCCCAGTTCCATCATGGTCTTTATCTGCTCTTCCTGCTGGTCGGATAATTGCACACCAGCGCGGCGCAATGCCGTTACGCCTGAAATAGGGTCGTGCAATGCCTTTCCTAATTGTATCGCAGCGGAGGGTAAGTCTGACTTCATTTTCGTGGCAAGGTCGAGCAGCGAATTTGTAGCACGCGGGAAAACGTCCCGCCCGATATTGGTAAATGTCAGCAGCATATTTTCGCCGGATAAAACAGCGTCATCGCTAAATTTTGTTGTTTTAGACAATCCTTCCGCGAGGTCAAGTAGCTCTTTTTCTGTCATGCCCGCCGCCCCGCCGGTACTTATCAATGTTTGACGCAGGTCGGCAAGTCCCGCCTCTGCCTCGTTTGCCGCTTCCAAGATGGACTGTCCAAACTCCATGATTGCGCCCGGAATCTGCATGGCAAGATTGGCAATGGTCAGCCCAATGCCCTGAAATATGCCTTGTATTATCCCGCTGGTTTTATCATGCGCCACAATGTCAATATCAATCTGTTCAGCCACGTTTAGCCTCTCGCGCTTTTATTCGCGCCTTGCGATCCAATAGCCAGCGATCCCACCACTCGAAACTTAGTTCCTTCTCTATTTCCTGCGCCCGCAATGGGTCGTAATTTGCCGCTTCCAAAATCAAAGCCCAGTAAGGCGGGCTGCCTACTCCGGCGAAGTAGTATTTTCGGAGGGCGTTGTACTCTGCGGGGGGGCGGTGGTTTCGTTTCCGCCTCCGGTAAACGCCTTCATCATTTTTTCAAAATCATTTTGATTGGCGTCCAGCAAAACTTCACGCGCCTGCTCGCGATCCTCTGGAACGGAAACAAACGGTAGAAGGAATTCTATCAATTCATCACACAATTCCACCGACATTCCAGCTCTCATTCTTTCTTGCAGCGCAGCCGAGCGGCGAACTCGACGCCAATAACCGGGAGTTTCGCGGGTGGGTAAATCTATTTTAATTTTCGACACAATAAACCTTTCTGCCCCGCGCATATAACGCGGGGCGTTATATTACGGAAGTGCTGATAATTCGTTTACGACCAGGATGCGCCCAGTAGTTCCTGCGCTGCTGTCATACCCAAATAAAAGAGTGCCGGTAACGGTATCATTTCCATTGTCATCTTCCAGCGCGCTAAAATCAATCCAACGCCCGACAAGATCGATAAGCAATGTCTTGTAGGTATATCCACTTCCCGCAGTGGTCAGCGCGTTACCCTGCACAAGAATCCTGATATACCGCGCAGTTTTGTTTCGCCAGGCTGCCTTTTCCGTGCTTGCGCTGCCGTCATGCTCGAACATAACTTTCAGCGTACCAGTCGGACGGGTTGACTTTGTAAATGAGAAATCAAGCCGCCCATCTCCGGCAGGTTGCCCTTTCCATCCGGTGGTGAAGTCAAGGTCAAATCCCAAGAACGTTTGAGATACTTGGGTTGTGCCTGCCGTGCCGGTGCTGGGGTCAATATACAGCTTACCTTTGTTGAATAGAATTTCCTCAACGCTCGGAAGTGAAGCGGCGGTGAAGAATTGCTCCACTGTGATGGTGCTGCCTGCGCTTTCCGTACTGCCGCTGCTGATGGTCATTGACGCCGCGCTGCCTGTTGACACGGAAAATACAGTATTGTTCGCCGCAACAGACGCGCCCGAAACTTTTACCCGCGTGCCTGTTGACAGAAATATGCCAAGTCCCGAGCTGCTGTCGGCTATGGTCGTGGCTGTCAGGCTGATCGTTGCGGCGGAGTAGGTAATCGGGGCGACTGCCCTTGTCTTGATAACGCCGCTCATCTCGATTGCCGCGTTTACCTTGCCGCTCAATTTGATCGATTCAGCGTATGCGTATTGGGCAAACTCCGTTTGATTATCGTCTCCAACCTCGACACTGTATGTGTTGATGGAGTTCTTTGAAGCGGTCGGCATTGTATAGCTGTATATATATCCCGTTCCGGTGCTATCGCTGCTGCCCGTGCCAATCGCTTTGATACCCATCTCGCATAAGTAGGGCAATTGCTCGAACGTGGCGGGGGTGGCTTCCAGCGTCAACGTTCCGCCTGTGCGCGGAATATAAACGCGGTCAGTTCCCATAACAAGACCAATATCCTCGATGGGGTTAACGACTTCCTGGTCGTTTTTCATCGTGCCAGTGCCGCGCCATAATGTCGTGGCTTTTAACTGCGTCCCCGAAACAGCTTCCTTTGCAAATTGTATACGTCTTAATGACTTAATACCAGGCATATTATTATTCTCCTTCGGCGCGTTGCGCCGTTTCTAAACGTGTGGATTTTTTTGGCGTTTCGATTTTCACGGCGGGAATATACAACCCGCTGGCAAGTAGTCTTTCAACGCCAAAAAAAACCGCTTCTTCTTTTGTCAAATCCCGCGCCGGGACATCGGGAATAAATGAACCTTTGCCAATATACATCATTTTCATATTACCTCACAAACTCACAAACTCACAAGTATCTTGACGTTTTCCATCGTGAATGAATATCCGCGCATGGGAACACCTGCATAATCCACATCGGAAATGTAATTGATACGCAGCGTGTCAAATGTGCTGATCGTATTACTGAACCTCTGCCCCGTCCCTGATACCTGCCCGACAAGCGCAAGTGAAACGGTATCGACAAGCGGGGTAAGGATTGCCAGGTCGCGGGCAAGGTCATTCTTTGGCGCGAGAAGGTCAACCCGGATATTTATCAAATTGCGTTTCGTGCCAATTGCGCCCGCTTCAATCCTGCCGTCAAGGAAATAAGTGACAGCGAAGGGATCAACATTCTGCGTTTCGTTCGGGTATGTCGGTGCTTGCCTGATACCAGACACATTGGCAACAATGCCCGCTATTGCAGTGACGGCGGCTTCGATTGCTTGCGTCATATTGTAACCATCCTATAATTGTTCAGCATTTGTATTACATCCGGGTCGGGCGGGGGTACTTTTACCAACTGCTCTCCCATCGCGTTGAATGCTGAAATTCCAAGCGGGGTTTTATAGCGTTTGAACCAACGCTCTGACCACAACAAACACGCTTCGGTTATTGCTGCGGGGACGGCGTTCCATCCGAAAACCGCGTCAAGCTTGACGCCTTTTGCGAGAAATGACGGGAAGGCATATTGCCCTCTCGGTGATACATCTATCCATTGATACGGCGCAACTTCCGATACTGTCGTTGAATAGTATGGAAACAGATCAAAGTCCGTGCTTGACCATGTGTAAGGATACGTCCTGTCTCCTGACAGGTTATCTGTATAAAGCGTTGTCACTGATACCACATCGCCAACGAAAATACGCCTTTCCTCGCGTGCGGTGAAATAACGAACCTCGTGCGCGGTGGACTTATAGAAATAGCGCGAACAGTGTAAATCAATAGCGCGGGATACCGCCGTGATAACACCTTCCAGTGTCGTATCGCTTACGCTGTCAGACGTAGATATATTCAGCCTATCGGCTGCTTTCAATTGCGCCAAAGTTGCGTAACCATTTGTTATTGTTATTGCAAACTCCTTTTAAGTGTCATTTCGAGGTAGAAAAATTACAACCTTTAGACTGGGATTAATTTTTCACATCCAAGCGTTTACCCGTTACGATGTAACAATGCTTGCAAAGTTCCGGGTAATCTTTATCCATAAACCTATCGCGTAATTCCTGCATCCTGTTCCAAATTTGCAAAGGCGGTTCTTTGAATACATTTCCGTAAATATAATCACCCATCAAATCTTCGCAGCATGATACTACATTGCCGTCTGACAGGATGCTAAACGTCTCGTTCAATTCACGGCAATATACCGCGCCCGTTTTCGGCTCACTGTCTTTATCCTCATGCGCCCAAACCCGCGCCAGGTCTGTCCTATATCCAACTTCGTTACCAAAGTAATCGCGCAGGTATTGAGCTGTTTTTAGATCGCCGTCAAATTTTACGTTATAGATGACGACTTTCAAGAAACCCGCCGCCTGCTTGACAATTGGCGCGTGCCGCCAGAAGTTTGACCCGCGCCGGATTTTATCGTTTTGTTCCGGTGAACTCCCGTCAAAACTAACGCGCATTTCATCCAGCCCGCAGGCGGAAAGGTCAAGGGCTTTTTGAACGGTTAGTAAACTCGCGTTCGTGTTGAACACAACTTTCTTGACGCCTTTTTCTTTTGCGTGCTTGACAAGATATTTCAATGCCGAATTTAGCAACGGTTCGCCGCCGTGATATAAAACCAGCGTTTCCGGCACGTCTGGAAGTTCGTCCATTATCTGCTTGAACATATCCAGCGATAAAAGCGGGCGCGTATTACCGTGCAGCCCTACGGGGCAATGGGTACACCTGAAATTACAGCGTCCCGAACTTTCGATCCTGACAACCTTTGGAAATGTATTCATCGTTTCCTTGCGTAAATTTCCATCATGTTTCCCGGAAAAGCGAATTTGCGCCAGCCAAAAAGCAGGCTGACAAAGAACCGCGTAAAATCGTACAGCGGGCGGGCGTATGGTGTGTTCCAGTAGGGATGTAATATTTCCATGTTTTCAAAACCAAGCCGGGTGAGTATATTTGTAAGGTACTTGCCGCCAAATAAAATCCAGTTACGCGGCGCGTCAAGCGGGGGAAGTTCGCCCCAAATCTTGTACACCAGGCTGTCAATATCGGGAGTGGCGAGGATGACAAGCAAGCCGCCGCGTCTCAAAATCCTTGTGGCTTGCGCGAGAGTTTCAACAGGTTTGTTTATATGCTGTAATGTCCCGCGAAAGATAATGACATCCATCGACTCACTTCCAATGGTATTAAGGTTTCGGAACATGGAAATTCCACGCGTTGCTGCCTTTTCCGCGGCAAACTCGGAGGGTTCATAACCAAACTTCTGCCAGCGGTCATCGAACGTTTGAAGAAAACCGCCAATACCACAGCCAATATCAAGAACGCTACCAAAATTAGAACGCTCCCGAACGCGGACTTCTTCCTGCAAATACATTTTCTCGCGCAATGGGTCATGTTCGTAATATCCATTGAAGTAGTTCCTGTCATACAGTTTGGCATCGTCTATCATTTCGCGCCGTTCCTTTGCATGGTCATCGTGCCGAGTTCCTCTTTATCCACCAGCCTGTTCCATTTTTCATGGTTCAAGCCTTGTAATTCCTGCGCCTTGCCGGAAAACTCCATCGCCTTTTCGACGCGCGCCTGCCATGCCCTGCAATCAAGATACTGCCCATTGACAAATGCGTGATTGGCAATTGTCTGCTCGTATGCGGCACGAAGTCTCAGATACTCATCGCCAAATTTTTGTATCTCCTCGATTGGGATACCTTTTTGCTTCGCTTCGTCAATCCTGATCTCGATGTTCGTCAACTCTCCTTTCGCGGCGTTGTGGGCGGCGAATGTCTGTTCCATTGCAATCTG